ATATTTACGAAAATCAAAACTATAACAGAAAACAATTAGATGTCTTAACTAGAAATATTACTTCTATGATTAAAGACGGAGATACTGCTGTTCAAATAGTTCCTATGATTAAAGAGTATTTAGAAATCAATGTTCGTAATGATGAGTTATTAGTAAAACTAGCTGGTATCGTTCAGAAGATTATTACTGCTGAAAGCAAAGGTGAATCAGAAAGCGAATTTGGTTTATCTGAAATAGAAAAACAAGAAATAATGAATACGATATTAGAACACGATACAAAAGATTTACAAGAAACATCTGACAAAATCAGAAAAGATATAGAATCAAAACAATAAAATGGCCGAAAGAAGAAAAACCAATTCATCAAACATAACAAGTTTTGGTAATTCACAAGTTCAAAGAATTCATTCTGATATTCATAGAATAATGGACTCAAGAGAATATGATTTTTATGAACTTGAACCAGTAGAAGTAAAAGAAGTTTTAATAGATAAGAACAAACTTCCAAAAAAATCTAATGGAAAACCAAACTACAAATATTACGGGGCTATAAAAGGAAGTTGGATTAATAATAAAGACCAACAAATTTTAGGAGATGGTGTTCATATATTACCACTAGATTCACAGATAAAAAGATATCCAGTAGTTGGTGAAAATGTTGTTTGTGTAAATTATTTTGGACAAACTTATTATAGTGACATTATCAATATAAAAAACAATCCAAATAATAATGTTAAAACAGGATTAAGTGATAGAATCAACACAAAAGTTTCTATACAAACAACAGATGAAGATTTTAAATATCAAAGAAATATAGAAGCCAATCGTGGTGATTTAGTTTTGACTGGTAGATATGCAAGTTCTATAAAAATCGGAGAAAACGATTTAGTTCCAAGTGTTCAAATAGTAGCCGGACACAACACCGAGGGACTTGAAATAAATGAACCAGTAAAACACAATCTTAATAAAGATGACGCTTCAATATATGTTCAAGCAAAAGGTGGAAGTCAAGAAGTAAAAAATCCAAATCCAGAACTAAGTGATATTTATACTAAAGGTTCAGTAATTGTATTAGACGCTGATTATATTGTTTTAAATGCTAAACAAGTTCTTAGACAACAATCAGGTGAACTTAACGAAGTTATTGGTAAAAATGTTGAAATAAAACACAACCAAACAGACGGAGTGGTATTTACCGGAGAAACTAAAAAACTTTTAGATAATTTAAGAAACGGCCCTATTAAAGCTATACAGAGAGAAATAGAAGAATGTATCGAGGAAATTAGAAAACTCTCTAATGTTCCACAAAGAGAATTTGAAGAATTGAAACAATTACAACAAAAGTTAAACAATATAAAAATTGACCCACAAAAAACTTTAGCAAAGATAACAAGTTTTAGACCATCACTTAAAAATGATGAGTTTATAAAGTTAGAAAATGAATATAAAAACGCTCAGAAAGCTTTAGAACAAGCAACACCAAACGCTGCAACAGACCCAGTTGGTTTTGGAATAGCACTTGGTAGACTTACAAATGTAATTAGTAAATTTGCAAGAGGAGATTTTTTAAGATACGACATCATAACAGATTAGGAGTAAAAATGAAGCAAGGTAAATTGGTATCGTTAATAAAAGAAGTTGTCAAACAAGAGGTTAAAAAACAAGTAACCGATATACTTATTAACGAAACAAATATTCCCAAAACAAAACCAGTAGTCAAGAGAAAAAAGGTTGAGGAAAAAAATTATACAGACAACCCAACACTTAACAAAATTCTAAATGAAACTGCACAACAACAAGAAGAATACCCAACATTAGGCGGAGGAACTTTTGATTCAAGTCGTGCAACAGAGTTGTTAGGATACGGCGGTGGTTTAGGGAATAAAGAAGTTAAACGAGAAGTAGCGGCCGCAAGCACATTACAAAGTGCGGGCATGAATCCAGATACAGCTCCAGAGCATTTAAAAAACGCTTTGACAAGAGACTATACAGATTTAGTAAAAGCTATTGATAAGAAAAAAGGTAAGTAATGGCAAGTGCAAGAGAAAACGATTTAAATCCAGATATTCGTATCGGTTTAAAACTGCCTTTCAACAGAGGAAAGTCAGGTTTATTTCCACAAACTCAAACAACATTAGAACAAGCTGGTTCTAATATAAAAAATCTTTTACTAACAGCAAAAGGTGAAAGAATAATGCAACCTAACTTTGGCTCTCGTTTAAGAGAATTATTATTTGAACAATATACAGAAGATTTAACTGAAAGAATAAAACAAGAGATACAAGAAGCAATGTCTATTTGGTTACCATACATTGATATAGCAAAAGTTGATGTTATTCAAAACGAAGCTATTCCAACAGAAACAAAAGTAGATATAGACTTTTCTTTGAACTATGAACCTAATAGATTTAATTCTATTACACTAAATTTTGACACTACATCAGGTGGTTCAAGTGGTGGCTCAAGTGGTGGTTCAAGTGGTGGAGGATATTAGGAGTAAATAATGGCATATAGAAGTAATAAAACTGGAAAAGTAAGTAAAGAAGTAAGATATTTAAATAAAGACTTCTCTCAGATTAGAAATAATTTGATTGAGTTTTCAAAACAATATTATCCAAACACTTACAAAGACTTTAACGAATCATCACCTGGAATGATGTTTATTGAAATGGCATCTTATGTTGGTGATGTTATGTCATACTATGTTGATTCACAATTTAAAGAATCTTTATTAGGATATTCAGAAGAATTAAGAACTTTATATTCAATGGCACAAACATTTGGATATAAACCAAGATTAACAGCTCCTTCACAAGTAACATTAGATATATTCCAATTAGTTCCAGCAAAAGGTGAAGCAGAAACCATAGAACCAGATTATGATTATGCATTAAATATTCCAGCAGGAGCTCGTATCGAAACATCAGACGGAGTAACTTTCAGAACAATACAAGGTTGTGATTTTAGATACAACAACACAACTTCTTCACCAAGAGTTACTACGGTATTTGAAACAGATACTAACGAATCACCAACATTTTATTTATTAAAAAAACAAGTCCAAGCACAAAGTGGTGCTGTTACGAGTGAAGATTTTACTTTTACTAATGCTAAAAAATATTCAAGAGTTAAATTATCAAATACTAACATTATAGATGTTATAAGTGTGGTTGATTCTGATGGAAATAATTGGAACGAAGTTGATTCATTAGCACAAGATACCGTATTTGACGAAGTTGAAAATAATTCAAACAATGATTCAGAGTTAGCACAATATTCAGATGATGTTCCTTATTTATTAAAACTAAAAAGAGTATCAAGAAGATTTACAACTTATAGAAGACCCGATGGAAAAACAGAATTAAGATTTGGAGCAGGAGTTAGTGATAATGCAGATGAAGACATTATACCAAATCCTGATAATGTTGGTTCTAATCTACCAGATAGTCCTTCAAAAATTTACGAAACATTTGACCCAAGTAATTTTTTAAAAACAAAAACATACGGATTAGCACCTTCCAATACAACATTAACAATTTCTTATCAATTTGGTGGTGGAGTTCAAGACAATGTTGGTGTTGATGAAATTAACAAAATCTCTAGTATCACATTAGAAATAGATTCTACTAATTTAAGTCAGTCAACATTAGATACCGTAAAACAATCAGTTAGAATTTCTAATCCAGAAGCTTCATCAGGTGGTCTTGGTGCAGAGAGTGTAGAAGAATTAAGAGAAAACATAAAAGCGTTTTTCCAAGCTCAAGGTAGAGCAGTTACCAAAGAAGATTATATTATTAGAACTTATGCATTACCTGATAAGTATGGTAATATAGCAAAAGCATACATTGTTCAAGATGACCAATTAAGTGGAACACCACAATCAAGTTATACAATAACACAAGATGATGTTGGTAAACCACTTTCTGAAATACAAACTAGAATACCTAATCCACTAGCTTTAAACCTATATGTATTAGGATATAATTCTAATAGAAAGTTATCAATTGTAAATGATGCAGTAAAAGAAAATTTAAAAACTTACTTAAGAAGATTCAGACCCATTACTGATGCGATAAACATCAAAAACGGATACATAATTAATATAGGTGTTGATTATAAAATCATTACTAAATCAAACTTTGTTCAAGAACAAGTTCTTGGATTAGTAAACGAAAGAGTATCAGAATTTTTTAACATTGATAATTGGCAAATAAATCAACCAATAGTATTAAGCGATTTAGGATACGAAATATCATTAGTAGATGGTGTAGCTTCAGTAACAGATATTAATATAGTAAATAAATACCGAACTTCTGAAGGATATAGTGGTAATGGATATGATGTTGGTGGAGCTTTAAAAAATGGAATTTTATACCCGTCATTAGACCCAAGTATATTCGAAGTTAAGTTTCCACTAAAAGATATTCGTGGAGAAGTTGTTGGAACAAATACTAATCAAGGAGGATACTAATAATGCATTTTTTTAGTTTCGCAGAAAAAGACTCAACACTTTACGAAGGTAGTGCTACTCAAAGTAGAAATACCGGTTTAGATGAAATACTAGAAGTTCGTAAAGATATGAACGCAGATGGTTCAGTCATTAATACTTCAAGAACACTTATCAAATTTGACATAACTAATATATCTGAATCAATTGTAGCAGGAACTATTCCTGAAAATGCAAGATTCTATTTAAATTTATTTGATGCTAATTCAAAAGAATTAACAACAAGTCAATCATTATATGCTTATCCAGTAAGTCAGTCTTGGATTCAAGGTGATGGTAGATTCTTCGACCAACCAGCAACTACTGATGGTTGTTCTTGGAGATATCGTGACGGAGAAACAACAGGAACACAATGGGTAAGTGGTTCAAATAATACAGGTGGAACTTGGTTTAGTGGAAGTGGTTTTGAAGCTTCACAATCATTCAATCACGAAACAACTGATATGAGAATGGATGTAACAGATATTACAAAAAAATGGTTGAGTAGTTCTATAGCTAATGAAGGGTTTATTGTTAAACGCTCTGGTAGTATTGGTAATTTAGATAGTAATACTGACGAGGGAAGCACAAGCAGACTTGGAAATTTTGCATTCTTTTCAAGAGACACACATACAATATATCCACCTAAATTAGAAGTTGAATATGACGACTCAGTATTTAATACAGGTTCACTATCTACATTAGATGCAGATGATGTTGATGAAGTTATGGTTTATATGTCAGGTTTAAGAGAGGAATATAAAGAAAAATCAAAAGTTAAATTTAGAGTATATGGTCGTGAAAGATTTCCAACAAGAACTTATTCAACAAGTTCACAAAATCTAACGGTAAAATTTATTCCGAGTCAAAGTCAATATTCAGTTAGAGATGCTTTGTCAGAAGATGTTATTATTCCATTTTCAACAGGTTCTTATTTAAGTTGTGATGGAACAGGAAACTTTTTCAGATTAGATTTAAATGCGTTTCAACCAGAAAGACACTATCGTTTTCTTTACAAAGTAGTAAGTGGTAGTGGAAACACAAGAGTAGAACACATTATAGATAATGACCACATATTCAAAGTAACGAGGTAAACAAATGCCTTATACACAAGAGGAATTACAAAACTATCAATGGTATCAAGATAGAAAAGAAGCAAGAAAAAATGAATACAACACCTATCTTGATGAAGTTCAACAAGACCAAATTGATAATGAAACAAGAAATCACATAGTTGATGGAAACGGAACTTTATTAAGTTTTGAAAACATTGATGATGATGTTAGATTAAATGAACCATTTAAAAGAGCTGGTTTAGATAGAGAAGACCACAATATTGTTAATCCAAATCAATATCCAGTCTACTCTACAGGAGAAAAATTTAATTTAACAATAGATACAACAATAGATGAATTAGTAAACCAACCAACATCATTACCTACCATTAGATTAGCTAATCAACCACAAGACAATATATTAGAACCAAGATTATTTCAAAATGTTGATGATGACGGAACAATAGTAACACCAACATTATTAACACCATCAAGAAAAACTCCAGATGAAAGAACTAATGGATACACAATTGATTTAGTTAATGGTGATATAATAGCACCAAATGGTTGGAATGAAGTTTCAGTCAACACAGACGAAGAAAAAATTGATAATTATTTACAAGTTTATTATTTAGAAAACAATGTTAGAAGACAATTTCCAACA